CGAGTGGAAGGCGGGAAAGCTGCACTCCGGCAGCAAAACCGGACCCGTCGTGAAGTCGCAGAGGCAGGCTGTGGCGATCGCCTTGTCCGAGGAGAAGGCGAAGAAGCTCTACCCCAACCACAAAGGCGGCAAGTGATGGCTTTTACCAAGAAGGGCGCGACAGGCCTGAACTCTGCCGTGGCGAACTCTCACGGCCAGTTCCGCGCGAAGGCGAAGGCGGCTGGCATGTCGACGCGAGCCTATGCGCGGAAGGAAGAGCACGCCCCCGGCAAGACCGGGCAACAAGCGCGGCTAGCCGAGACGCTCATGGGCATGCACCACAAGATGTATCCGTCAGCCGGGAAGTAGGTCAGGCCAGTTCCGCGCGAACCTGCGCAGGATCACGCACTCCCGCAACAAAGCGCTGCACCAATATCCTGGCAGCCCCCGTCGACGGGCTCTCAGCAGATCCCGCTGATAGGTCACCAGCAACGCTGGCTTCACGCGCCGCATCGCTTCGCCATCTCTTGATCCAGCGCAGAACGCTCGCCCTTCAGCGTCGCGATCTCCTGCGTATGGTCGCCGCCACCCATTGAGCCAACCGGCAATCCGATCAGCAGCACGCCCCAGGTATCGCTGTCGTGGGCCGCGGCCTGGTGCGCCGATGCGGTCGCCAGTTCGTCCGCCACCTTGGCTCGCTGCGCCACCACATCGGAGCAGCTCAGCCCATCGTACTGCACCATGCTCACCTGCGCCGGCGCGATCGCGTCGGGCGATGAGGCACACGCTACGAGAGAGAAACACGCGGCTGCGATGACGAGCGCGCATTTCGCAATTGCACAACGCGGGTTTTGAGCCGATCGAGCAATCCGGTGAGTTGTGACATGTCCCATGGGGTGGCCTCTGATACGCAAGTCGAGCCTCTATGCAACAACGCAACCACCGCAGTCCAGCGAATATCGCCAAGTTCGTCGCCAAGTAGCTCGGCAGCATCCGCAGCATTCCGCAGATCAGCCGACAGCAGAGCGCGTGCGTGCGGGAGGGCGAAGAACGTCGGCTTGCCCAACTCGTCCCACGGCTCGGCCAGGAGGCGATACAGGCGCTGCGAGTGGGTCGCAGCTTCGTCCAGTGCCGCCTGCAGCTTCTCGAAGTATTCGGATGCGGTGCTCATTGCTTCATCGGGGGCAGCATGCCCATCGCCTCCGCGCCCGCCGCGATCAGGCCAGAGCCAGGCGCCTTGAACACCTGCCGCACCAACTGCGGCAGGCTGTCAGCCACGAACGCGGCCACGGTCGGATCAGGGATCGTGATGTCCACCATCGCCAGCATGTTCGGCTTGCCCTCGATCGGCGTCTCCAGGGTGAGCCAGATCGTGGCCTTCGTCGGCCCCATCGTTATGACGGTGTGGGAGACTTTGACTTGCGCGGTGTTCATCAGTGCCTCGGATGGTTCAGGTGATAGGCTGCGAAGGGATCGTAGTCGGCGCCGGTCTGCTGGCCCTTGACTGCCGCATACGGGTCAGGCGCAGGACTTGCTGCGCTTATGCCGCTCACCACCCAGTAGCGCGTGGCGTCCATGAGGTGATCGCGTTCCTTGACGACCGCGCCCTTGGTATCGCGTCGATACAGCCGGAACTCGCCCAGCCAGTTCTGCATGGTGCTGAACACCTTGAGCCGCCCGGTGCTCAGACGCTGCCACACATCGAACAACCCAGCTTCCACGCCGTTCTGCGCCAGGATCAGCGTCAGCCCCAAGTCGATGTAGTTCTGATAAAGCTGCTCGCCATCACGTTGCCCACGGCCACGCGAGGCAGGATCGATCGCGCCAATCATCCACTTTCCACGTGCGAGAATGCCTTGCGCATGCACAGCCGGCTCGGCCTGCTCGCGGTAGTGTTCGGAGTAGAGATAGGCGATATCCGTCTCCAGATCGTGCGCGCCCCACACCGCGGCTGTGACCTTCCAACCGACGTCCATGCCGTACGATCGCGGCCACCATCGGGGAATGTCGAACGGCTCAACAACGAACGCAGACTCAGGCACCGGATAGATCGCACCGCTGCCAAGTTGCGGCACGCCCTTTGATCGCGCGTCGCGCTGATACGGCGGGATCGACGACCACAGTTCCTCCTTCGCCTTCGCATCCAGGTGCGGCACATCGTCCCAGGTCGCAGTTGTGACGTGGCGGCTCATGGCGTCTTCCCATCATGCAGGAACAGCAACACGACCTCGCTCATGCCTTCCAGCGGCGTGAAGGTCAGCAACACGCGGCCGTTCGTGGTCATGGTGCGCACCAGGCATTCGGCATACACATCGAGCGGCGGTTCCTCATCGAGCCACACCAGGTCCTGCTCGGTGCCCTCGAACGACTTGCGGCCCTGCTGGTAGCTCTTGATGCCCAGCACGGACCATTCGCCGCTCACGTGCTTCACCGGCACCACGTCAGCTAGATCTGCCACGCCCTGCTTCCAGGACGGTTGACCGATGGCATCACCGGGTAGGAGCCCTGTCCCGCTGAAGGACTTCCGGTTGTCCTGCCACTGGATGTCCCCGCACAGCTTGCGCTGGAGAATGTCGCGCGTGGTCTCGTTTGTAGCGCCAGCCACCCAAGCGCGAATAGGACGATCAAAACGATAGCCCGCCCACCAGTCGGGATACATGCCAGTGAGGTGCAACACCGTCTCATAGCCGCCTACCCCTTCGGTTTTGCCCACGCGGTTAGCCGCCAGCATCAGTCTCTCCCGGTGCTGCTTCCCCGCGGCGAAGAACTCCATGTGCTTCGGATACAAATCCCGCCGAAGTGGCCCCGTCTCCGGGTAGTAGGTCCACAACCGGCGCCGGGAGTGACGCCGCAGCCGCTCCTCCAGGAGCGAGAGTAGTTCCAGTTTTTCCGAGGAGTTCAGTGATTCGAGCATCAAGCCTGTCATCTGGGATGGTCCGTGTGTCGATCTGGCCGGAGTGGTTCAGGTCCAAACGATCGCCGTACCGCTGTGGCTTCAGCTTCGCAGCTGCCCACTTGCGCGCGTCCACCTGCAATCTGATGGCGTTGTAGTTCTTCGAGGTTGCCTTATCGGACAGCTCGACGATCTCTTCGGCGTATAGGTCCGCCGAGGCTTCGCGCGCGCGCACGTAGCGCTTCCCCCTGGTTTCGTCGGCTGCGATCCAGGCAATGACCTTGCCAGCCGAGACCTTGTGCGCCTTGCAGAACTTCCCGAGAGAGCCGCCTTCGGAAATGTGCTGGCACAGATCCACCATCAGCTGCTCCGGGTATTCTGTCACCGCGTCCTCGCCAGCCGAACGAACAGCGCCAACGTGCCAACAGGCTCGGAGCCGCGCTGGTGCTTGAGCCTATCGGTGCGCACCACGAACGCCGGATCAGGGGCCACTGCGTAGCCGCCTGGGAAGGCTGGAGCCGGGTAGCGAATGGAGAAGTCCGCGGCTGTGAGGTCGCCGCAGTAGCGCCACCTGTGCTCGGCTGGACGGCGGTATCCGACGATGCGCCACTCCGCGCAGATGGCGGTGATCGACGGCGCCTCCGGTGTGTCCTGCGGGATCTCGAAGCCGACGCGCTGGGGACGCTGGTATGCCACTTGGCGGTTACTCACGTGTGGTCGCTCCTTCCGCTGGTGTGCGCGTTGCCGCCCTTACCCTCCATATTTCAGCCAGACAGGGTTTGCCCATGCCGAGCGCCGAATACCTACGGGAGCGCTCGGTTAGGGAGGGCGGCCGTCGCAGCCGTGCGCTGGCGGCTGTGGAGGATCTGGCACCCGTATTCGTCATGGTGGTCATCGGCTGTGCAGCAGAGCATTCGCCGGCATCGCTCTGCGTTGGGCGAGCTTCGCCTCCGCCTCGATCAGCAGCGCTGACAGCCGGCAGGCCTCCGCCTCCCAATTCGCCGCCTTGCGCTGGAGGCTTTGCATGTCGGCCATGGTGGCTTCGAGCTTGGTGTAGAGCGCCTCGTTGGCTGCGTCCTTGCGGGCTATACGGGCTTCCAGGTCGGTGATGTGGCAATCTCGCTCATGCGTGCCCCATTGAAGGAGGGCCTTGATTGCATCGGCATCTGCACCGTGGTTTTTGAGGCAAAGCTCAGCCGCCAGCCCGTCCGTGTCGGCGCACTGCTCGCCGTAGGATGCTGCGTCAATTCCCGCGTCAAACCCTGCGTCAATTCCCGGCTCAGGACCGGCCGAAAGAGGGGCTGGCGGGCTGTGCTGCGTCAAATCTACAGGCCCTTTAGGGCCTGAATTGACGCAAGCCGCCCCTCGGCGGTCCGTTGCCGCGTCAATTGTGCTGCAAATCCGCGTCAATTCGTGGGTCATGGGGTTGGCCTCTTGCTGGCATCCACACGCACACCGGTGCGCTCGTTGCGGTGTTCGTCGCGGAACGATTCTCGGTAGAGCAAACCCGATTTCAGCCAAGCCGAGATCAGTGCATTGGCCTGCTTGTCGCTGAAGTCGAGTTGGTCAACGAGCACCTGCCCGGCCCAGCGGGTGTTGTTCCGACCTTGCCGGGTAGGTGAGTAGAGCCATCCGGCCGGCGGCTCGTTGATGATGTCCAGGACTTCGTTGAGTTGCTGTGGCGTCGCCTCTGCCTCTGGCGTGGGAGGCGTCCACACAGCCATAGCGGCTACCTTGTCGCCCTTGGGGTAGGCGTCGGTGCCATTGCCTAGCTCGACCTGCTCCAGCCTGAACCAACGCGCCTTGGCTGCCTTGGGTGCCAGGTTCACCTTGGCGTCGTCCAGGCGCACGTAGGCCCATCGCTCGAGCTCTGGAATGCGGAACTCTTCGGCTTCGTCGGCTGACATGGGGGAAAGGATCAGGCCCACGCGCGCGCTGTCGGTGAGAGCCTTGGCGCCGCGGGCTGCATCGATATCCGTCACTGCGCCCTTGCGAACGTGGTGGACGAGCAAGACCGCGCAGTTGGTGGCGCGAGCGATCCGGCGCCAGGCAGCCGCTGCTTTCACCATATCCGGGTTGCTGTTTTCCTCGAGCGAATGGCTCTCGGCGTAGGGGTCGACGACCAGCAGGACGATGCCGTGCTCGGTGATCTGGGTGATGATCGCTTCCTCATCCGGGTAGACGACAGTGAAGCCGTCACCATCTAGCGCGGCCACTGTGACGGACCGCATTTCTCCGGAATGCATGTAGAAGCGATCGGCAAGCTGGATGTGGTCGAGGTGGTGCCGAATGCGGATTGCCGCCTCGCGCCGGTCGAGCTCGTCGAGCGGGTCTTCCAGGTTCAGCACCGCAGTGGGCCCGCTGGCGAAGATATGCTCGCGCAGGAACTTCTCGCCGCTGGCGATAGCCATAGCAACTGCCATGGCATAGGCGGACTTGCCGGTGCCTCCTGGAGCTACCAGCACGGTGACGAACCCTCGGATGAGTTGTGTGCCATAGAGCCATTCCCGCGGCGGGATCTTGGTGGGGTCGCGGAGACTGGCAGCCTGCAGGACAAGCGGGCCAGGGGGAACGACACGAAGCTTCGCCGTTTGTCGCGGCGCCGGGTCGGTGCGGCTGAAGAAGTTATCATCGGGCAACGCCTGCCTCCGCTTCATCGATGGCTACGAGAAGCGAAGTGCTGATCCAATCCTCCAATTCGAGTATGTCGGGCAGATGGTTGGCGCCGAGCTGGCGCGCGTGCCGCATGACGACGTTGCAGGCATCGTCGAAGCCCTCGACGCCATGGGCGATGCAGACAGCCTCAGCCCGCACCAGGTTGTGCAGGCGTGGGATGACGAGATCGCGGAAGTGGAGGGCGAATTGCCTCATGGCCTTTCCCCGTCCAGCGGCTTGTCCAATCCGGGGAAGTCGCCAAGCAGCCCCTTATCGCCCACGATCGCCGTCCCGGCGTAGCTGTTGTCAGGCTGACGGGTGGCCACGCCGGTGATGGTCCAGCCCCAGGTGTCGCGCATGACGAGCTCTACGGTGTTCGGCTCGGAGCCCTTACGCAGCGTCCAGGTCCAGGGTGGGGCGTCGCTCATCTCGGCAGCGCTGCGACATAGATAGCCGCCCCCTTGCGCGTCCTGCCGGCATTGCGCGGCTTGGACCGTGGCGCACTGCGGGGACTGCTGGCCCTCGCCTCTGCCTTCGCTACAGCCGCCTCGGCGCGGGCCTGATACTCGACGGCGAGATTGGCGGCGTTGAGGTGCAGGAGCAGCCCGGCATCGCGCAGCGCAGCCAGCACCTCATGGATCGACCAGGCGAAGGCGCGGGGGATGCTGCAGTCAGCGAGCGCCTCGTGCGTGGCGAGCTGCGGCTCGGATGGCCCGTTCTTGCCCCACTTCAGCTCGATCCAGCATGACTTGCCGCGCTGGCAGACGTAGACGTCAGGGACGCCCCCCTTCACACCGCGGTCTCTCGCGCGCGCTCTGGCGTTGTCGGTCAGTTCGTTCTCGTGGTTGATGCCGGTCGTCCAGAATGGCGCCACCACCACGCGATGAAGGAAGCGGTCGACGACGCACTGAAAGGCGTGCTCGCGCTGGACGGTCATGCGGCTTGCGCTCCAAACCGCAACGTCCAGCACGACATACACCAAGCTTTTGCGGGGCGTTCGCGGCGAAGGAGAAAGAAATCACGGATCTCTTCTTCGCCGGGATCGACGGCCATAATCTGGTCACTGCCGCACGCGCAGCGGATGTCGGCGAGCTTGATCACGCCCGCACCTCCTCGACCCGCGCCACCTTCGCGCCACTTCCGCCGCAGCCAGGGCACAGCCGATTGCCGATCCACTGAGACAGGAAGGCGCGCTGGCAGCCCAGGCACTTGCGGTCAGCCGGGAGCTTTCTCGCCGCGAGCGCCGCCTGGTCCGCAACACGGTGATGATGGAGCAGCGATATCTCGCTGACCTGCTTCTTCGCTGGGGGTTCCGGTTCAACGCCCATGAGCAGGTAATCGGTTGTGACGTGCAGAGCGCGCGCGACCGCTTCGATGCGGGCAGAAGCCGGTCTGTAGTGGTCAGCTTCCCAATGGGAGACATTCACGAAGTTGACGCCCAGGACCTGCGCCAGCCCACGTTGAGAAATCCGCCGCCGCTTTCGCAGCCGCATCAGTCGCTCTCCAAATGTCCAGCCGTCTATCCCGATCATTTCCCCACCGCCGCATTCAGCGTTTCTGTTTCAGCTTTCGGTCTGCCGCGCGCACTGCTGCGCGCTGCTCCAGTGCCATTGCGGCGCGGTCCAGCCATGCGGCGATCACGCGGCGCGCCTTTGCTTCCTGACGTCGTAGCCAACCCATCCGGTGCCCCCGTTGCCCCAGAGATTCATTTGTCTGTGCCGCGCTTCAAACGCCGCGGCTTGCTCGTCTGCATGGGCAGCGAGTTCACGGTGACGCTGCGCGATCTGTCGCAGCACGCGCGCACCGAGTAAGAGGAACCGGCCTAGTTCGTCAGCGCCGATGAAGCCCACGCGATCGCGCTCGAATAGCCGGCGCAAACGCCGTGGCTGTTCCAGCAACTCCGGCGCGCGGGTTTCAAGCGACGCTATGGTCTTCATGCCGGCCTGGCGATCTGCAGCGACGATGAGGCGCACGACCTCGATCACCTGCTCGGCATAACTGTTGGGAGATTTACGCCACGACAAACTCATCATCCTTGCTCCATGTTGCTCGTCACAAGGAAGGCGAGGTCGATGGTTTCTGAGGCTAAAAGAACCCCGGCAGGACTGTGTTCAAATGCATCCCTGCCGGGGTTTGAGTTTGGGGAGGTCCTGGACTGCGCTGTAACGGGCGCACCCGATGGCCCAGGATGGGCGCATTCGATTGGTTCGTGGGCCTCGCAGAGGCATGAACACAAAAAAGGTAAGAAGCCGTTCTTGCACCGGATCATCGGGCGCACTCCGGGAAATTTAAAGTAGCAAATTCCCCGAAATGACGGATAGCCAAAGCATCCCACGCAATAGCGGCCTCCAATGGAGTAGAGAAGCTCTTCGTATAGTAGCCGAGGCCGCCTTTGCGAATGTGGCCATAAAACTTCGATCGTCTTTGCACAACGCCACGGTAGCCAAGTTTATTATTACGATGTCGCAGGGTCGGATTAAGAGTGTGGCGATTGATACAATTCTGGCTCACCGTGACGACACGCAAGTTGGTGCGTCGGTTATTGAACCTGTTGCCGTCTATGTGATCAATCACCATGCCCGGAGGCACTTCTCCAATAAGAAGTCGGTGCATCAGGCATTTTTTGCCCTGCACAGTAACGCCTGGGTATTTGCCAACAATGTGCCAGCTATAGGGGGCTACCAGCGCTGCGTCATCGTCATCGACAAACGCAATATGGCCGCCAGTCACAGGTACCTCGCGCATCAGGCGGCCTCCGCCTGTCCGGCGCGCTTGATGGGCAGTTCGCCCAGCATCAGAGCGGTCAGACCGCGCTGCTTGGCGAGGGGGGTGATCTCGACCTTGGCCCAATGCTTCGCTGGAATGCCGCGTCTCGGCCAGTGGATGGCGAGTCTAGGCTCAACGCCGATGGCCTCCGCCAACTGGCGGCTGCCACCAAACGCCTGGATGACCTCTTCATGAGACAGCATGTCTCTTGGATAATGACTTATTGTCTTATCGTCAAGGGCTTTTCTGTCGTTGGACGCAACTCAGACAAAAAGTCATAATCGATCCATGGGAAGAATGGGTAGGCCGCCACGAACTGTGGCCGATAAGGAGATGATGCTCCGGATGGGCACTCGCCTCCGTTGGGTACGCGAAGCGATGGAAAAGAGCCAGGAACAGATGGCTGAGATTGTCGGCGTCCACCAGACCGCCTGGAGCAAGTACGAATCAGGTGAGAGATGGCCGGATCAATTCAAGATTCCGACCATCATCGCAAAGCTGAAGATCACCCGTGCATATCTTCTGGAGGACTGCCTTCGAGGCGTGGATCAGGACTTGGCCATCCAGCTCGTAGCAGATCATCCAGAGCTTGCCGGCCCCAAACGCAAGGGTAGACGCAAGGGCACGGACCGGACTTAGTACAATGGGCGTCCAAAGAGACGCCCTTTTCTTTCCCCCCATCTAAGACAAAAAGTCCTTGACGGCGTAGACTTAATGTCTTAGGTTTGCCTCCATCGACGAGTTGGAGGCTGACTTGTTTCGACATTTCTCCCTTGATCCTTCACCGAGCGCGCCCTCTCACGGAGGCAGCGCAA